TCTATAACGAAATCTTCGTTAAAAACCGCTCTATAATTCACGCAATTAAAACCCGAGCTACAAAATTTTTCGACCCTTCTACCCACAAACCGATCCCATACTACTGGCACTCACTACACACTCGTGCTCATTTAGTCCGATCAGATGAAGAAGACAAAAATCGCGCAGTCTTTGGCACGCCAAAATTATTATTGATGGCCGAAAACATGTTCCTCTGGCCACTCCAGAAAGAATATCTTAACGGAAAAGTCAAATCTCCACTCCTTTGGGGATACGAAACATTTAAAGGTGGATGGAAAAAGATCTACAACGATATTTACTCGCTGTACTCTCCCTCATCCTTCTTAGGTGTCGACTGGTCCGGTTTCGACCGCAAAGCGCTTTTCGAAATTATCGATGACGTCCATAACATCTGGAAGTCATACTTTACTTTTGACGACGGATATGAACCTACAAACGAATATCCACACTCCAATGCTGGTGACACTTCTTGGAAGATAAACAACCTCTGGGAATGGATGACTTATTCAATTAAGTTTACACCAATCTTAGCTCCTTCCGACCGACTCTACCGATTCACTCACAACGGTATTGCCTCTGGTTACCAACAAACCCAACTGCTAGATTCATTTGTCAATACAATCATGATTCTTACCTGCCTCTCCTCTCTTGGCATCAACATCGAATCCGACAAATTTATTATTTATGTGCAAGGTGACGATTCATTAGTCGCAATGCCCGAAAGAATATTTACAATCTACAGACACACATTCCTTGACATGATGGCATCTGAAGCACTCAAACGCTTTAACGCCACACTCAATACCTCCAAATCCTCCTTTTCTGACAATTTATCAGATATCGAAGTACTCTCCTACTCTAATAGGAACGGTACCGCATATCGAGATAATGCTCAACTCCTCGCTCAGCTCTACCACCCTGAACGACCTACAAGAAAATTAGGTGCACTCGCCTCCGCCGCCGTTGGCATAGCCATGGCATCGATGGGACAGTCACGAATGGTATATAACATATGCTATGACGTCTGGAACCACATCGTCAACGTACTAGGTGAAAGCCCTCGTCCAACCTACCTCTCACGATGGTTAGGTGAAGAGCTCTCTCTTCGCATCACTGGAAAAACTTTTCCTACGATGGACGAAATCAAAGATCAACAAGAGTTCTCGAACAAAGAACGCTCTTATGCTGATAAACAAAGGCTCTGGCCCTCAGATCCTTCTGAAGAATTTTATTTTCTTCAACCCTAAAAGTTTTAAGTTACTATAACAACTTTTTCCTTCCTGAAAAAGTACTATCGTCGATAGATGATTTATTTTTATTTTTTAAATTTACTATAATTTAACCTATTTTCATACATTTCACATCTAACGCTAGCTAGTCTAGCACGAAAAAAAAAGAAAAAAAACAAA